TTCTATGCGTCCTATCTGGTCATTATCAGCAGGGCTGCTAGAGTTTCTATAAAACTGCATTAATGGAGCAATATTTGCGTCAGCGTCAGTGGCAGCCAATACTAAAGTGGCGGCGTTGTCGGTGCTTTCTATGTTAACCACACCGCCATAATCTGTAGCTGTTCCAAAATTTACATGGTCGTTACCCGCATCGACGAAGAGCATATTAGCGTTGTTGTCAGACTCAACCCGAAAATCTAGGTCGCGAGCTTCTTGGTTAAAAACAGTTTCGGTTTCAAGCACATTCATTCTGTTTCTGAGTGTTCCAGCAACCATCGTGCTTAAATAGTAACTTCCATCCTCTGAGCCATCACTTACGTCATTAGCCTGTGCTGTTATGCTGGCGTATATAACGTCTTGAGAGTTGTCGTTTCTACCTTCGTAATCTATGACTCCCAAAACATCTGCATCTGCTGGCGAACTAGAGTTTCTATACATTCTGAGATTAGGCCCAGCATTCGCGTCAGCATCTGTACTAGTTAAAGTCAGATTGTCTTCATTTCCATCATTCGTAATCGTTACGTTTGTAGTTGGCCCAAAGGCAACGTCCATATTTTCATCGATTGCCATTGCCTGTGTGGTTCCAAGCGTGGAGCCTTTACCAAACACCAAGTCATCTGTTGAGTCATCTAAACCAATGTAAAAATCTTGAGCGTTTCCATCGAAAATGAGGGTAGTGTCTTCTGCTGCGCCATTCCCAATTCTAAAATTAGTACCAACGCTTAAATTATCAAAAGCTTCAGTGACAGCAGCACCGCTCCCTGCGCCATCCAGATATACAGCTTTAACATAGCCATTTGGAATAGTTATTTCAGAACCAGAGCCTTGTTTAATGATAATGTTTTGTGAGCCTGAAGTTGCGTTTTCTATTATGTGAACGCGAGATAGTGTGTTCGGCCCTATTGTAATCGTACAGGCAGAATCAAGAGTTCCAGTGTATTTAATGTACATGGATCTGCCGGGGTCAGTTGAGCCATCAGCTACTGTTGTAGCATGAGTGTCAGCGTTGGTGGTTATGGCTTCTGTCCCATAACCTAGAGCCTCACCGATCAGCTCTAAATTCGTATTTGTGGTTGTTCCCCACGTGCCGCTTCCCTCGCCCGTGGCTAATTCAGACAAACGTAGGTCGTTTACATAGGTTACCATTGTTTTCTCCTAAATTTAGGCAGCATCCCTGCCAGCTTCAATCTCAGTATAGTTTGCTGACTGAGATGTATCAATGTTCGAGTACGAAGGTGACTGTGAAGTTGTTATGGCTGCGTAACTGGCTGTCTGAGATGTGTCTATCTCGCCCCATATCATTAGGTCGCCCACTGCAAAAGTGGAGGCCACTCCTGTAGGAGAAACGTTTGCTGCTGCATTGACACTTAACTCGCCAACAGAAGCTGCAAATTGAACCCCTGTGATTTCTACAACAGCATTGTGTAATACAGTGACAGATCCTAATCCAGAAGTAGTTGCCAATCCTGTTGGAGAAACGTTAGCAGCAGCATTAACTGATAACGCGCCAAGACCAGAAGTAGCCCCCAAGCCAGTGACTGAAACATTAGCAACACCAGTAACTGTTAACGCGCCAAGACCAGAGGTTGTTGCAAGGCCGGTAATAGAAACATTATTTTCGCCTCGCGTTGTGATAGTACCAAGGCCAGAAGTAATTCCTAAACCAGTCAGCTCAACGCCAATAGGCTCACCCCAAGTTCCTTGACCCCAAGTGCCTCTGCCCCAGCCTGTAATGTTAGCCACTGGACAACTCTGATTTCAGGATTTCTAACTGGGATTTTGTTTCTGTAATAATTTGCCTGACAGGCTCTGTCATAAAATCGTGGGCGAGGGTGTATTCCAGATCAGAAATACAGTTGTTGATGCGTTCAACCTTACTCATCAATCAACGTTCACATAAACAACATCGTTTGCATTTCCCTTGGGATTGAGTAAATATTCTTTTATGGAAATTGAATATTTTTTTGCTTGGGAAAATGGGCCAGCGTTAATTGGTCGTGTCGAAGATTTTGCCAGACCTTTGTTTTTGTCTGACGATGAAAAATCTTGGACTGCTGCTTCTGGCGAACAAATGGTTGATTTTTTTGAGGATGGAACGAAACTTTCCCAAGAAGACTTTGAAGAGGAGTTTGGCATTATTGGAGTTGACCTTCCAGACCTTCCAGAAACATAACCCCCATATCTAAACTTTGGTATTGTTTGCTCTATAATGCTAGGGTGACTTTGCCTTAACGCCTCGCCGTAAACTTGTCTTTGTTCTTGCTGTAAAGCATCTACTCGCCTTGCATCCTCTATTGGCAATTTGTCAATAGGTCTGCCTCTTAACAAATCCCTTTCTGCTTCATACAGCTTGTGGGCTTTATCAACAGCTTCAGCCATTGGCTTGGTTGTCATGGATATTTCAGCAAGAATAACTTTGCCATCCTTGGGATTAATATGTTGCACGTTCAGCTTTCTGTCAAAGTATCCATTCTCTGGGATTGATTGAAATTTACTATCAATGGTTGGAAACTTTTCTGCTACCTGTTTGGCTACAGCGTCAGCATCGTCTGCTGTCTCAACAAAAACCCTTGTTCTAATGGTGTCTGTTATTCCTTCAGCACCATAAGATTTTCTAGCTAACTTTGATTCAATGCTTTCTTTGGATTTGACCTCAATGTTTACCACGTTACCTTGTTCGTTTACTTTCGTTGATGGCGTTTTTTCCAAATTTAGATTATCAGCGATATCTTTTACCTTTTTTTGAAAAGAAGCATTCGAATCAATCGCTCTTTTTATCAACTGATCAGCATCAACAATATCCTGTTGTGGCTCCTTAAATACTTTTTCCACTTCGCCAAATAATTTTTTGCCACCCACCTGCTGTATGTCTGGCTCGTTGACTGGCTGTTTTATCTTTGGCTGATACTGCCTTGCCATGTCTGTGTTTTTAAGAAGGGTCTTGCCACCATACTTCAAAATGTCACCAGCTATAGGCACAAGACCAGCTATGCCAAGACCAGCTCCTGCTGCGCCTAGCAAAGCTTTGTTATAATCGCCTGATTCAATGGCTCTGTAGGCATCCCTTCCATACTTCGCTATCTCAGCAGCATCGACTGCCAATCCAGCAGGGGTCATGCCAATTCCAATCTGCGCCATCAAAGGCACTTCTTCGCTGTAAGTATCGACAGCAACGTCCAAGGCATCAGGCTCAAATGGATCGATCTTGTCTAATTCACTTGTAGCCATCCAAGAAGTATAGCCTAAAAGTTTTGTTTAGGAAGCCTTGGCTTGGAACTTCCTTGTCAGAACCCTTTTAACTTTGTGGTATGGGAAGTCTGGAAAATCTGGGAATCTTGACTCCACTTGAGCAGAAATCTTCTTGTAGCCAAGACCTCGTTTCCTTGCTCGTTTCATGAACTCGATGACTTCCTGCTCCTTGGGGATTGGAACCAGCTTGGTTCTGATCTTGGTTGCCCCAAAACGCTCCTCAACTTTCTCGTAGCCAAAGGGTCTGCCATTGCCACCAATCGAATAACCCTTTTCAGCCCAGTCCACCTTGCCATCACCTAATCGATCCATGATCGTACCATGCTCGATCTCTGCTGTTGCACTGAGCACCATGACCATGATCTTGTTGGTGATCTCGTTCATGTCGAATCTTGCACCCAAGCCTTTGTCTTCTTTGGTCTTGGGGTAAACAATTGGAATGTCACCAAACTGTTCGCAGAAAAACAACGTGACCTTAGTGTCTTCAAGCACTGGCATGATGTTCAACAGGTTCTTGCTGGATCGAGAGAAGCGATCCAAGCGTGTGGTTACTATCACATCGTGCTCATCCATGACATCAGTCAAGCGTCTGGACTCTGGACGATCCAGAATTGGAATCGTGCCACTCACCCCCTCATCAGCAAAAAACTCTGTGACCTCTCGATTGTATTTGTCTTTGACAAACTCAGTGATCATGTCTTTCTGAAGCTCGATTGACGATCCATTTCTGGCTTGCTCAAGAGTCGAAACCCTGACGTAACCATAGATGTTGTTGACTTGCTTGTTAGGGATCATTAACGACTCTCCTTAAAACTTTGGCTCAAGCATTGGTGGGGTATCGTCAAAGGAAAACTTCTGTATTTTTTTTCCACTGGAGCTAGTTAATTCCTCAGTAATAATTTTAAAGTCTTTCCCAGAAATGTCGCGGATTGTGCGAATCGCTTGAAACTTTGCGCCTTGCCTTTGTTCCCAAGGAGAGCCACTAAAGTCTTCGTCATCAATAAACTGTCGATCCCAGTTAATGTCTTCAAGCAACTCAGTGACCAATTCTTTAACGTTCACCATTTCACGTTTTTCCTTGATCAGCATATCGATCTCTGCTTGTTTCTCTACCAGTTTTTCCAATAAGTCTTCCATCTCGCGTTCCTCAATTAATTCAGGAACATGATACACCAATGCGTGTCGATGTGCAAGTATTTATACAAATATATTTAGCTACGAAGCCCACCTTTCCAGTTGCTCATCGATCTCTGCCCAGTCAATATCCAAAGGGCGAATGTTTTCTGCGTACTGGGAAATCAGAACCTGACCATTCTTGATCAGTTCGACTCCCCTGTAATTCTTGTGCTCACCCTTCTTAATGATGTCAATGCCATGCTTCATGCACTTGCGTCTGACCCTGTTGTACTCTCGTTTCTTAGCTGCTGCGCTCATTAAAACCTCACCATTTCTGATAAAACTGCTGTTGCGAAATCTTCTTCCTCAAGGATGCTGATCGCTTTCTCGTATCGCTTGCCCAAGCTTTTGACTGTCTCTGGATCAGGAATGTCAGAGATCGTGGAATAGTTGATTTTCAAATCAGCCAACTTGACCTGTGCTGCAATCTCGTTGGCCTTGACCCTGACAATGTAGTCAAAGTATTTTTCGTCAGGGCTTTTGGTGATGGCTTTTACAGCGTCAGCAATCTCAACACCAAACCCCTCGATGATCTTGGTCAACTCATCGTGATCCCAGATCTTGGGATCTGCGTCCTCAACTACATCGTGCAAGATCGCAACAGCCTCATAGCTTGTGCCAAGATGTTTGACAGCCTGACTGACCTCGATGGGATGACTGATGTAGTCCCTGCCTCGCTTGTCTTTCTGTCCTTCATGAACTGCTGTAGCTAATTCAATGTAACTTTCAGGGCTTTTCATTAGACTTCTTCTTCCATTATCCAATCGCTTCGAGCTTGCCATTTGCTTGCGAAAATATTCTTGTCAATCATTTCAATCATGGCTTCGTTGTATTCTACGAATACTGGTTGCTCTGGATCATAAGTGATTGCATCAGTAGCACTAGCCAAGTTCCATTCCAATGCTGCTCTTAAATATCTAGTGACAGCTTGCCAATCTTGGCTTTTGATTTTGATTTCATCTCCATCTGTTTCGCCATCAATGCAAACCAATTTGTACCCTGTTTCCATGCCATCACCTCTTTAACTCAACAAAAGAATTATGACACAATTAGTGTCGATATGCAAGTATTTATAATTAAATGTAGTAATGTATGAGATGGGAGGATTGGTCATTGAAAATTAAGTCATGGACTAACTCATGACTTGGATGGCATGACGCTTCATCCTCCCTCTTTCTCGATGACTCAGACATGACTAGTTGCCTAAGCGGAATTTAACCTGACGCTCATACTCGCCTGATCTCGTTTAGCCACCCTCATCCAAAATATTATAAGCTTCTGTCAACTCATCGATCAGTAACTCAATGTGGTAGCCAGCAACAAGCTCTAACACGCCAGTCTGCAATTCATCGAAGCTGATCTGCTGCCACTGGTCTGCTGACTTACCATCTTTCATTGGAGAAACAAAAACGTCAACGTCATCTGTGTCTTCATCTTCCAGAACAAACCTGTAAGCTTTGCCTGACTCTTCATCGATTACTGTCTTTTCCTTCATGCGCTTTTCTTCTGCTCTTCATATTCCTTTGCCACTCTCTCACAAACGCTGGCAATAAAATCGCCAAGCTCTTTGTTTGTCATGGCGTGATCAAGAATTGTAACCACTGGCATCTTCATCTGCTTGGCTATCTTCTCAATCATGGAAGGGAGCATAACTGCTCCCTTGGGGGTGATGCCATACTCTAAGCAGACATCAATCATTTTATCCTCATGGATCAATCGAACATTCTTGGTTGCACTACCCATTAGCTGTTACCTCTTGTGGAACCTCGAAGGGTGAATTGAAGTCCTTGTTGACTCGCCCATACTCTTTGCCAAGGCTGACCATTTGGTCATCCTCGCTCTCGCCAAAGTTGACTGTCTTGTCAATGGCTTCTGAAAGCTTGAGCAATTCAAGAATTGCGTAAGTCTGTTGATCGTCATCGTTGATCAACGAGTAGATCACTTTGAGAGCTAAAGGTCGCTCCTTGTTGTAGGCATCCAAGTCCATGATGAACTGGAGTGGCTCGATCAGAGTGCCAGTCTTGTCTTCCAGAACAGCAGAAGCTTTCTTGGCAATGCTCGAAATAATTTGATTGTCATCCATACGAATCCCCTTGTAGGTTATTGGGTTATGATTTTGAGAACTTCTGACGCGCCCACCTGAATGCTGGTTACCACGCGCCCACTCTCAGTTACTTGTGTTGGCTTGTTGAAGGAAACGTTGTAAATACGTTCCACCCCATTGAGGTTGCCAACGTGAGAACTCTCGACAACACCTTTGACTGGCACGTTGCCAGCGTAAAGAGCAACGATGGTTGAGCCATTGTTGATTTGTTGAAAGTTTTGATTAGTCATTCTCGATCCTCAGTGGTTTGTTTTTACTACCAGTTTGGAGATTGCGCTGGCCCGCCATTCCCCTTTCCTTACACCATTTTTTTTCTCCTCAACTCAATTTCAAGTACATGGTACATGAATGCGTGTCGTTATGCAAGTATTTATACAAAAATATTCAAATTAATTTTTGCCCTATTTGTAAGAGCCAAACTCTCGAATGCTGAAGTAATTACTGTTTCCATCCTTCAGGCTTTGTGACTTGCACATTGGATTATCAGACTGGGTTCCCACGAAAGCATCAGCTACAACCCAAGCAGTCTTCAACCCTTTCTTGTTAAGAGTCGATTCCTTCTTGGGATCTGTCACCCACTGGTCTTCCCCATTTCTTTTGACCAACCAGACTGATCTGGTGCTAGGGCCAAACTTGTCATCAAAAATGAAAAGCTTCTCAGCGACTACTTCGTTTGTTTCCTTGTCTAACAAAACCCTGAACACATCCTTATTTCCTTGGTCAGCAAGCTCTGCTTCCTTTCTGTACTTCTGGGCAGTTACGCCACTTGCCCACTGGCTTAGAAATCCATCAGTGTCAGATCTCTGGAAACTTTCTTCCTTTCGAGCATCTGCTTCTCTTGCCTTGTTACGAAGCTGATCCCCTGCCTTGGTTGTAACAAGGGAGTCAACTGCTTCTTCTTGAGTTTGGTAAATCATGCCTTTCCTTTTTCAATGTAATATTCCTGACCGCCTCTCTCAAAAAACACGCCAACGCACGATGTTTCTTTTTCCATGTAATCCATCACCTTGTCGCACTGCTCTGAGAAAGATCCTATGTAAGCAGTGCCTGTTAATGACTTGAAGTCGTTTGAGGTCTTGTCAATGAAGCCCTCGCAGTTTCCCTTGAATTCGTTTTCAGAATTTGCGTTGAAATAAATCGTGTAAATCATTTACGCAACCTCTTTTGAAAAATTAATTTGAGTGAACCCAACTGGGTCAACCATCCAAGACTCTTGCCCATTGCTAACAATGTCGCCAACAGAAAGTGAGTGCATGTTTCTGTATCCACCAGAAGTCATCGTGTATCCAGAAACGTGATTATCAAAAAGATCATCGTCATCACAATTCAAAACTTCAAAAACAAAATCCAAACCTGAAGCTTTTGATACAACACAAACCTGATCGAAACACTCATCCATCTTTGGCTCGTAACCTTGAGATCCCTTCAGAGCCAAAGCTCGATAAGCTTGGTCTGAACGTTCGTTGTCTTGTCGAATCTGATAAACCTTGTAAACTTTGTCGCTCATTCCTACATGCTCCAGTAAGTTTCGGAAGATGGTGAACAGTAGTGTGGTGTGTTCAGTTTCTCGATGAAGGTTTTGCCTGTCCTCAAATTTTTGCGAATGACCATTGGCTCTTTCTTGTCAAACTCTTCGTAGCTCATGACCACTGACCTTTTGATTCGCTCAAGATCTCCATCAGTTCCATTAAGAGAAAGCCTGTCCTCACCATACTGTTCAATGTAGTAGTCGCGAACCTTCTGGGCTTTTTTGATTTTGGCTGTCAGAGATCGCTTTGCAGCACCAACAGTTTTGAAAGTCTGATACCTGTCGTTCAGTATCCAAGTCTCTGGGTCAAGAATCACATAAGTCATTTGGTTTCCTTTTTTCTCGATTTCAAACACATCTTATACTAATGAGTGTCGTTATGCAAGTCTTTGCACATAAATATTTTACTTGACATTTTTGTATACATCCTTATAATGGGGTTTGAAATCAAGGCAAGGAGAAAAAATGATCGAGGCAGGAAAGACAAAGGAGGAGGCAGTCAAGTTTGCGAAGCAAGCTTCGATTGAGAATCCAAATTGTTATGTCACGCTTTATTCTTGTTTCGGAATTTTCGCAAACATTCACAAGAGACTTAACGTGTTTGCTCCAAGCGATTCTTTGTTTGGAGTCTACTGGTTGAATGGAAAAGAAAAGCCGTTCACTACAAAACAAAAAATTGCTGATGAGCAAGCAACCCCAAGTTTACATTAAGGAGTGTTGATGAAAGAGGTAAGACACAACGTGGATTCACTTTCGATAGGCGAGAAGCGAGTCAACAAAAAGATTCGCAAAACAAAGCAACGAACGTTTGACAAAAAAATCATCAGGGAGTTTGTGTGAGAATACCTGAAAAAATTACCAAGGCTTGGCTTGAAAAAAATGGTTACGAGATTGGAACGATTTACAGAAATCGTGGTGGTCACAGATTTGTGATTGTGATCAAGAGAGGGAGAAAGTGGGTCACCTGTTTTGAGCAAGGGCCAATCAATGGAACGGGAAGCAAGTTCAAAGTTTTGATAAAGGAGTTTGAAAAAAAATTCAATCCTTATGTACTGGTCAGGGGTAAAGCAAAAAGGAGTGCTGCATGACAAAAGTCATTTCAAAAAGGCGTGGCGTAAATGTCACCAAGGCAGAACACAATCTTGTGTTGAAGCTTGTTAAGAAAGCTGTAAGGGAGCTTTCCAAAAAGAAGTATGAGTTTCCAGACTTCATCAGGACAGACAACTGCTGGCTGGAAGTCGAGACAAAAAATCGTGGGCAACGATCCTATGGTGGATCGCTTGGGATTATGATTGATGTTTCTCGATATCGTCAGAAGATGAAAGTTCTCAACGAGTATTCTGCTTTCGCAAAAGACCCAGTGATTGGCTCAGCAACGACAGACGATCCAGAGGTTGTTTTGTTTGGGACTGTTTGTCACGAAGTTGCACATTGGGCGCAGCTAAATTCTCGACTGGCTAGAAAGATGAAGCGATACAAGGAAACTTACAGGAAGCCGCATGGAAAATGTTTCCAGTCGATTTATCGATACTTGAGGGTGGCACTTGTGAACCCTCTTGTTAAGAACAAAGAGACAAGTGTCGAAGAGTTGGTTGGCAGGGAAAATTTAAATCTTATGAACACGATAGGAGAGTTGAGGTATGCGTCTAGTAAAAAGTAATCCATCTGGATTCGAGGTTACTATCATTGCAGAAAAGATTGATGCCAATGGCAACGTAGGTCATGAGGTGTTGCAGTTCAAAGA